TAACCGAAAATTTACCGCAGATCATAAGTGCTGGCGTTCTTATTCTAGTAAATATGATCCAAGGTATCACAAACGCAATTCCATCACTTATCGAAGCAGTTATCGCATTATTTCCAGTTATCACAAACGCAATTCTTGAAAATTTACCGCTGATCATAGAAGCAGGCTTGAACTTGCTGATCGCATTGATCGAAGGAATAGTCGAAGCAATACCGCAGCTTATAGCAATGCTTCCGGAAATCATAACGGCGATTGTTTCCACGCTTGCAAGTATGCTTCCGCAGATCATAGAAGCCGGAATAACGCTTCTTAATTCGTTGATAAGCGGAATTATACAAGCAATACCGCAGCTTATAGCAGCATTGCCGCAGGTAATCAGTTCGATCATTAACACGATCATTCAGAATTTGCCGAAGATCATTTCTTCCGGTATTGAGTTGATCGGCGCACTTATAAGCGGACTTATACAAGCGATACCATCACTTGTCGCAGCAATACCGCAGATCGTAGCGGCGATATTCAACACTATAAAAGCGGTCAACTGGGGAGAGTTAGGAAAGAACATCATAGACGGCGTAATAACCGGAATAAAGAACGCCGCCGACAGTCTGATCAATGTGTTCAAAGATTTAGCAAGCAGCGCGCTTTCGGCAGTAAAAGACTTCTTCGGAATTGCCAGCCCTTCAAAGGTCATGCGCGATCAAGTCGGAAAGATGATTCCGGCAGGAATGGCGGTGGGCGTAGAAGAAGGCATGGACGAAGAAGAAGATCGGATCAAAGACGCAATGCGAAAAGGCGTTCCGACTACAATCGACAGCTATATCAACACAAAAGCAGGAACGACGGCAGCAGGAAGCAGCACAGGATCAAGCGGCTTCGTGCAGAACGTAACGATCAACAGTCCGCGCGAATTGTCGCCATCAGAAACGGCAAGACAGACAAGGAACGCAACGCGGCAAATGGTATTGAAATTAAAACCAGCATAAAAGGGGGCGCAGGAAGTGAAAACAATTAAATGTGTGAACAACAACGGAATGTCTGCCACCTTTACCTATGATCACGATAATACAGAGTTTTTTCTGGTAAGTCTTGACGGCGTATATAACATCAAAAACGCCGTCAACACCACCCAGAACGCGACGACAGACGGCAGCAGTTATTCTGGCGAAGCATTAGAGCAAAGAAACATTGTGATCACGGCAAACATACGAAGAAACTACAGAGCGAACCGCGACACATTATCGCGCGTTTTCAAAGTGCATTCACAAGGCACATTCTACCACACAGAGGACGGAGAGACACGAAAGATCGAATACTACGTCGAAAGTCTGGATATTGAAGAAAAAGGCGTTTTGCGCGCTTGCACAATTTCTTTAATATGTCCAGATCCCTACTTCAAGGACGACGAAGCGACACACATTGAAATGGCAAGCTGGGAAGACGACTTCGAATTTGCCGTTGAGATCAGCGAAGAAGGAATGGAATTCGGAACACGATCGAAAGAGACGATCAAGGTCGTTGACAATGAAAGCACTACATCAATCGGTATTCAAATGACAATCATTGCAGAAGATACAGTCGTCAATCCGTCGATCATGAACGTAACGACAGGCGAAACGCTGAAACTTCTTTGCGAAATGCAGCCCGAAGACGAAATCGTCATAACCACAAAGCAAGGAAATATAGACGTGGTATTGATCCGAAACGGCGAAGAATACGACTACAATTATACAGTAGACGAAGACAATGAAGGATATGTGCAGTTAGAGACTGGGCGAAACTTCATCAACTACACGGCGGACAGCGGCGGCGATTATATGAACGTCAATTTTGACTTTGAAAATTGCTATGTAATGCCGTAGGAAGGGGAAAACGTATGGCAGAACAAACAGCGGTCGAACAACGACAGCAAAAGCAAGTCAAAATATATGACGCAAATCTGCAAAGAAAAGGCGTGATCGACGTTTATCGTTCACTTATCTGGACGCGAAAATTTTTTGAAGCAGGAACAGTCGAACTTCACGCGGCACTAAACAGCCGAAATTTGTCGCTACTGCAAGAAGGCAATATCTTAGCAATGACAGGATCGGTCGAAGCTGCATTCATTGAAGGAATGGCAGCAGACGACTATTCGAACGAAATCACGGCGACTGGCAGAATGCTTTCAAGCGGACTTGCGCGGCGCGGAATTAAGACAGTTATTTCATTCAAAAACGGAACGTATGAAGAAGCTATGCGAAGGCTGGTGGACGCTGCGGCAATATCAAACAGCGATCCATTGCCGAACTTGCAACTGGGAGAACTTGCAGGACTGGGCGACGCAGTCACTTTTCAAGTGTCCTACAAAGACACATACACATATTTGACGAAATTGTCACAATGCAGCAATCTGGGCTTTCGCGTGCGTCCGGACTTCAAGAACAAAATATTTTATTTTGAAGTCTACGCCGGAAAAGACCACAGCAAGAGCCAGTCGCAAAACAAGCGCGTTGTTTTTTCAGAAATCTACAAGAATTTGAGCAAAGCGACGTACACGTCAAATAGTCAAAATTATAAAACACACGCCATAGTCTACGGAGACGGAGAAGGAACGGCGCGAACAGTAGTAACAGCGACGATTGACGCGGACGCTTCCGGCTGGGATAGGCGCGAACTTATGGTGGACGCGCGCGACATTTCCGCCGACGATCTGACAGCGGCGCAGTACAAAGAAGCGTTGATCCAGCGCGGAAATGAAAAGCTGGCAGAATACGGCATTGTGGAAGCACTAGAAGCCACGACGCTTCCGTTTGTAAACTTCGCGTATAAAGAAGACTACGATCTGGGCGACATTGTCACAGTCAACAAAAAGGCGTGGTCACTTGAAGTAGATAAACGGATCACAGAAATTCAAGAGGTTTACGAAAACGGCGGCTTTTCTATAACGCCGACATTCGGATCGCCGCTTCCGGATAGCGTCGATCTTTCGGATAATTAAAAAGAAAGGAAGAAGGGCGAATGTCAGAGCAATACAGCTTTTTCAATTCAAAAGACCATGACAGAATTTACAATGCGAAAGACTGGGCGGACTACTTCGCGCCGTTATTCAAAAGCGGCGTTTTCAACGGAGATCTGCAAGTCACAGCAAACGACGACATGACAGTCACGATCAATACAGGCTACGCATGGATCGACGGCTACGCATACCACTTGACAGAGCCGATCACAGTCAATCTAGAGACTGCAAGCGGAAATATGAACAGGATCGACAACATCAAGATCCGGCTGGATCTGTCAAATAGATGGGTACTGCACGATCAAGACACCGGAAATTATTACCAAGGGGCAGCAGTCGCAAAAGATCCGGAGATCACGGCGACAGTTCACGATTTAATCATTGCGCGCGTATCAGTTCCGGCAGGAACGACAGCGATCACGCAAGACATGATCACAGACACGCGCATGGACGACACACTTTGCGGCTGGGTATGCGGCGCAGTAGATCAGATCAGCTTCGATCAGATCAAAGCGCAGTTCGACGTTTTCTTTGCGAAATACGAAGCGGACATCAAAAGCGACTACGCCGACTATTTGACGAATATTTCTTCGCTGGAGACGCAAGCCCAGACAAGCTACGACGCAATGACGGCGCAGTTTGAAACTTACGAAAACGAACAGAAAAAAGAATTTGAAGCGTGGGTGGCTTCAATCAAAGATATTTTAGACGGCAACGTCGCCGGAAACTTGCTTCTTCTGATTGATGAAAAAATGCAGAAAGTGACAATCGGAACGATAGACGGAAAAGTCTATCTGGACATAGAAGAAGGGCTAAATCTTGCATTGTCGGGCTTCACAGCAAAAGACACACACTTTTCAGACGACAAAAAGACGATCACGGAAACAGACGCGGTCGGAAACGTCAAAACAACGACGATTGTTTCAAAAAATAAAATAACGGAAGAATATGTCTTCACAAGCGGCAGCAGATACTTGAAAACAACTGTCTTTGTGGACAATTACAACATTACAGAAAGGATTGAAAAAATAGATGGCTGATTTTGTAGGATCAACATATACGATTAACAACATGGAAAAGGGCATTCCGCCCATGAACATTGCAAGCATATCAGCGTCGCCGAGTGACGGCGGCGTGAAAGTAAAAATAACCGCGCCGACAGATACGATCATAGAGGATCAAACAGTCTGCACGATCAAAGGTTATAGAATCATCTTGAAAAAAGGCAGCTTGCCAGAAGATGAAAACGACGGAACGATCGTGGAAGACGTGACAGAACTTGACAAGTACGAAAAAACAGCATTGCAGATCGGCGATCTGGAAAACGGCGAAGAATATTATATCGCAGCTTTTCCATTCAACGATTATTTGCTTTTTAACAGGAACAAAGCGAACGCGGCAAAATTCACGCCGCAGGAATATATATTGTTCGGCTACTACGACGACACCGAAGACACAAACCCAGAAACAAAGATCCACTACACCGACATGAACGAAAGTTACACGCCAGCGCGTTGCGTAGCGACGAACACAGGCGGCTGGACGGAAGGAAGCTGGACGGAAGACGCGGCGTGGTTTATCAAGGGCAATAAGCCTTTTATGGTCAAGTACGACGGAACGCTGGACTATGAACTAAACGGCGACAACTACGCGCTGAAAAAAGCAGACGGCAGCGCGTCGGACTTCAACAATTCAAGCTATGCAGGAAACGCAATGGCGACACTTCCGACGATCTGGGTTAAGAGATGGACGGAAGGAAAGAAAAAATATCGTCAATTCTGCAATATACAGCTTGACGAAAACTTCCACGCATACGCACACACGCGCGAAGACGGATCGATCGAGCCGTACACGCTGATCCCTATGTGCGCCGGATCGCTCATTTCAAACAAATTGCGATCAATCGGAAATCAAACACAGATGAACACACAGACAGGCGCAAACGAATTGACATACGCGAAAGCAAACGGCGACGGCTGGTCTACTGGCTACGCTTCGATCAAGATCCTTATATGGGAACTTGAAACACTTCTGACAAGGTCGACAAACAAGCAGGACGCTTGTGGCTACGGAAATTATACAGGCGGATCGGCTGCAAGCAGTCTTTCAAAGACTGGCGCACAACCGACTGGCGGTCGCTTCTACGGCTACGGATCAGCGGTAAACAAGCCGCGAAAATTCTTGCATTGCGAATGGCAATGCGGCGCATGGGAGAGGATCGAAGGCTGGTTATACGTCAACGGAAGACATTACATCAAACCATATCCGCCTTATAATGAGACTGGCGCAGACTATATCGACACAGGGCTTTCAATGTCCGGAACGTCGGGCAGCTACATTTCCGCTGGAGTGTTGACAGACTACGGAGAAATGCCGACAGTTTTGGGCGGCACGTCCGACACGAATTATTGCTGCGGCGGCTGGTATAATGCTTCGCAAGTCGATCATGCGCTTGTCGACGGCGGCTGCGCCGCTGGGTTGCTTTGCGGCGGCGCGGTGGTTGTCTACTATCTTGTGTCGAATTCGGGCTGGGACGTTTCCGCGCGCGCCTATCTGAAAACGCCTACGACTGCGCAGGCTTCGGACTACGAAGACTAGCAGTCAAAAATGGGGGCATGGGGGCGATCAGCCCCCAATATAAGAAAAGCAATAGAATACTTTCAAAGAAGGGATAAAACCACAAACGACAAACGGATCTTGTGTGCGTCTGCGCGGACGTTTTCGCGTTCTTCTGCGATTGTCGACGGCAACTGCAACAATGGGTTGCTTTGCGGCGGCGCGGTGAATGTCAACAATCTTGTGTCGAATTCGAACTGGAACATTTCCGCGCGCTCATTTCTACAAAAACATGGATCAATAACCTAATGCACACGACTTTCGGAAGACTATGTCTTGAAATAGTGCTGGTGTAGGCTGGGTTAGTAGCGAAATATCGAAAGCCCATGAAGCAATAGAAAGGAATTATGAAAACCTACAAAAATTTATATGAAA